CCAGCTTTTATAAAGCCACACTCTTCTAAATATTCTATTAAAGGTTTAATTCGTGTTCTAGGAAACCCTAGAGTATCAGCTAATTCTGTAATATTAATCATTGTAAATTTGCCGTTATTTTTTTCTTTTATTGACTTTGCAGTAGATATAATGATCTGTCCTTTTATAGCCAAATAAGCTTTTAAGTTGCCATAATATTGTTGTCCTTTTGCTGTCTTTAAAGAGTTAATTATAGCAGTCTCATCGCCGTTAAAACACAGGTTGCAAGGATTAACATAGCAAGGGCATTTATACAGATAAGTGCCGTCGGGAAGGGATTGTCCTTTTGGGATGATTTGTGTTGACATTTATTTATCCTGAGTGTAATTTGTTTTTAGTTGAGATGCCCGTTCAATTTCTATAGCTAGGTAGCCGATATGAAAAGATAGAATACTGGGACAATCGGCAATTATTTGACGGATTAGCTTCAAAGGATTCTTACCTTCCCAATTTTCCACAAATTCACCGTTAGGGGTTAGCTGACTGACTGTGATATTATTGCCATCTGTTTCTACTAAGAAGTTACCAGCAGGGTCACTGTAGCCTCGAAACTCTTGACTAATAATCGATTGGTATTGATTGTTAATTAACTGTTCGACATTCTCCCAACAGTCATCGTAAATATGGGCTGATTGACTAATAGTAATCAGTGGACCTATTGTTAAATCGTACTCAGATTGACTAGCAATTTCATCTCTGATATGACGCTGTAAAGCCCGTAATCCCATTGCATTAGCCGGCCAAGCAGAAAACATATCATTACTTCTAAAGGTAGCTGTTAAAGACAGTTCATTATCTACTACTCTTACCCAGATGTGATTAAGGCAAGGTGAACCGCCGTGATTATGATCTGAGTCACCCCCTTTTCTTTCTCCTCGCACGATTGTATTATGATCGTGTCCACGCCAACTATCATGTTCGGCAAGTATTTGATAGTTTCCACTCCCGCTATCCCAAAGGGACATAACTGCACTGGCAGAGTCGATTTCTTTGATTAATTTTGTGATAACTGCTTTAATCTGATCCTGACCAAACCAAGATCGCAATCTTTGACCGTAGGTATATTTAACTCCTTCCCGATAATTGGCATCATCAAGTATTTGTGGGATATAGTTCTTTAGATATTCTCTATCTAAAGGCAAGTAATTAGGTTCTGGAAAATAAAAGTCTTCTGGTTCGTCGGTAACTATCGCCATTAAATCGATTAATTCTTGCCATTTACCGTCATAGCCAGTAGGTCTGATAGTGCCAGTAGTTTTGATTCTTTGCAATATTTTTATCCAAGTTTCAGCAATGGTTTTACCTTCAATCCGATGACCATATCGTGGTCCGGGTTTTACTTCTGATGTAGGTTCGTTGTAGGGAAAAACCATTGGTTCTGCCCACGGTTTATTAGCACCATAAACTGATAGCCTCAACATCAGAATTGCGTAAGTTGTGAGACTATCTCTTAAAGTAACAGAAGACCGTAATTGATTTAAAACTTCTAAAGGAATATCTATATCAATATATCCTTTCACTAAAGAATCAATTACCCAACACTCTTTCCCTACATCATTTTTTCCTTTACAAACTCCATTCTCAAAGAAATCTTTCAAGCATTGAACACTACCAGAATTTTTGTCTTCACGAGTTGAATCCATTACAACAAGATCGCAAACGTGGGGATTAGCTAACAAATTGCGAACCAAAAAGTTAATTCCCCTTGATGCGCTATAAAGATTACCAATTACGGCATAATCGGAAGGATCGAGTTTTGCGGCTACTGACTTAGCAGGAGTCCATCCTGTACAGATAGCAATATAGCCACTGCCTAAAATCAACTGATTGGGCTTGTAGATCGCATTAAACATTGGGTTTTCCTTTTTCTTTAAGATTTGGTTGCTTCCAGGCTTTTATTTCTTTAAGATATAAATCAGATTTAGGTTTCCAGTTTTCTATTTCTTCTAGAAGCAAGTCCAGTTTTGCGTTGATTTCTTCAAGAGTCATAATTGATTTTACCTCTACTTTGTTCAAGAGATTTTATTTCTGCTAATGTTTTTTTGATTGATTCTTTTTTATTGGCAAGCAATTCTCTTACTTTTTGAAAAAGAATCAATATTCTTTTGTCAATTTCTGCAATAGCCATAAGTCCTTCTTTATTTGAGAATTTTTTACGAAAGGCAAATATTAGGGATGCGATCAGAAACTTTAACAAATATACGAAAGGTTTATCTAAGGAGATGCAGGATGAGGTCTAACAAATACATGATATACCAATCCAGCTAGTTGATAAGTTTCAATGTATTGTCCTTTTTTATCTATCCAATAGCTACCAGTATAGTAAGTCAAAATATCAAAAATCCTCTTAGGTTCTTCTGTTTCTACTAATGCCCAAAGTGTAGGAATATTATTCTGCAACTGAACGCATAATATCTTTGCGTTTAAAGGCATTTCAATCTCGCAACAAGGAGTTGTATCTATAGGGTACTTCCAGATGGTTCTCATTGGTTTTTTGGGTTAGTGTATATTGATCCGATAACCGATAACTGGCACTGTAGTATTACTTTGTTTTTTGCCACGGATTATCACTTAATCCCCATTGATGTTTAAGAAAAGCTTTGTACATATTTTCTCTGACCATCATTTGTTCGTAAAGCTTGATCAGGAAATCCTGCGCTTGCTCCTGACTCATTTTTTCTACCTGAATCTGAAAAGAACGAATATTGAACTGCTGTTCTAAAGAAAGTTCGATAGGTTGAGACATGATTACTCCTAAGTTAAAATTCAGACTCTTCTTTTTGAGGACTAAATCTATTGCCAAAGTCTTTCAATGTTTGTTTTAAGTAACAATAAAAGCTGTTAAATTCGTCAGAAGGTTCCCAGTCTTTTCCGTGATGTTTAAGTAGCTTTCTTACCATTTCTGGTTCAATGGGAACATAGATGTAATCTTCTAGCGTGAATTTATCTTCTATTGTCTAATTCCTCCCAAAAATTGTCAAAACAAGTGATTTTCATCTCTAATCTTCTGTCAAATAAATCTTGAAAATTAGGATTATCAATTTCTTTTTTTATTCTATCAGAATGTTTGTTAAAAAAAGAAATAATGTTTTCAACGCTGATAGCATTGTTAGCTTCATCTTGATAATATTGTTCTTTTTGAGTATCCGACATTTTATCCCAAATTTGACTTCTTAATTCTATTAAGTCTTTTTTAAGGTTTTTTATTAGATTCGCATCCATACCATAACACCTCTTTTAGATGATTATCTCTTTTTGATCGCCATTTTTTTCAAGTATTAACCGAGTATCTTTTTCTGCCTGAGATTTAGCGTATAAAGCCATAAACTTTAATCCTTTGCGAATAATTTCAGGCTCCGATAAATTCAACTGCTGAGATATTTCTTCAAGACGTTCTGAGCTTTTCCCACTAAACTCTATTTGAAATTGTTTGATATTCATGTTTTAGCTCTTACCGATACTTCTCTACTGAATAATCAATATACGATTCTTTGGGGTCTTCTGAGACTAAATCAACAACCCCCACTAAGTTTCTTGTCCAAGAATCAAGATCGCTTAAATCATCTGTTAGGGAATAAAAGGTAGTTTCTGAGGATACATTCTGACGAAAAACACGCTCATATTCTAATGCTTTCTCAAAAGCCTCCTCATTAGAAATTGATCCAGAAAGATTACCTAACCAGTTTTTAGACTCTGATAAATTGTTTCTCATAATGTACTTGCCTCTGTAAATTTACTATAACCAAACTATACGCCTTCTTACTTGAATTGTCAAGATAATTTTGATACACTAAGATTAGAAAAATTTATATTAATACAAATGTTCGACAGTGCTATTGGAGTTGCGGGAAAGTTTCTAGAAAATCCCACAATTAAGGCTAATGCTTCTCTATCCTTTTCTGTGGCTACAGGCTCTATCATGACTACCGATGCCGTTGGTAATCCAGTTATTCGAGCATCTTCTATAGAGTCTGTAGTAATTGCTTGTTGGTTGCAACAGTCAAAACCGCCTGTGGCAGAAGTACAAGAAGGTAGTTATCTCGATTGTGAATATTTTGAGGGAAGATTGGTAAAGCCTAAAGATTACCCGTTCCCGATCATGAGTACAGGAGAATTACAGGTAACAATTAATGGCAGAATCGGACTTGTCAGACAGTTAAATGTGTTTGAGTCCCCGACGGGTCAACAGCTAGGAATTGCCGCAAAACTAGGACGGAGAATTAAACTTTATGCAAGATTTGATCAGGGTAGTTAAGCATCGGAACCTTTTAGGTAGCCGAGGTATCCTGAAACAATTGCTACGATAACATTGCCGTAGGTGTCAGTAGTTTCAGGAGTAAAGAAAGAATGAGTCAAGCAGGCGAAAACAATTAAAACACAGACAATAGACGGGTCTAATTTAAGATATGACATTGCTATTATCATCCTCTATAAAAATTTTGTTTAGAATTGGTTTATCGCTAATTGTTAACTTTAATTCGTCTTTCGTCCATTTTGTGAATATTGAATCGTATCCATAGATATATTTTAAATTATCGTCGACAATAACTCCTGTCTTTTTCAGTGCGTCATTAACATATTTTGCGCTGCCACAAACATTATCAGGGTCACGCCCAAAGTTTTTAATTCGCCATTCGTAAAGCATCCATACTTTGTCAGGAAAACATGGAATTTCTTGTTCTATAATAAGTTTTTGTATATTAAAGTCCCATTCTTTTTTAGTAGTTGCGCTTTTAAATTTATTTGCACGAGCGTATCTTATTTGTTCATTAAGAGTCGGCGGAAGTGGACAGATAAAAATCGCTTTCATAATTTTATTGGGCGATACTTTTTAAATATCATTAGCAAATCATCAGGAATTGTACCAAGTTGACCAGTTCCGTAGTTGATTTTTGCCTCTTCAAAAGGTAACTCAACTGACGAAACACCTTTAAAAGAACCAGTATTACATACCCAATCTAAAACACGACCAAAAGCCGCTTTTATCTCTTTTGTTTGTCGGGCATCTTGGGTAAAATCAATGCCACTGGAATACTCTACATCAGCCTCAGAAAACTCAGGATATGGTTCCCGACTGTAGCCACGATAGCCGCCATATCCCCACGATCTACCAATCGCAGTAGATAGGTGAATTTGCCCGTCTATATCGATTATGTAGTCGTTAGAGCCTAAAATTTGCCAACTATCAGGAACGATAGCCCGATTAAATCCATCGGTAATATTGCCTAGTCTAGCTTTAATTATCGGAGCAGGATTGCTGATAAGTGGAGTATTTATACTGACATAAGTTAATCTAAAATTTTGGAATTTTAGATTAACTCTTAGTCTTTCCCGATGACGGGTAATCTCTAGGGGTCGATCCGCTCCTCTATCGCCTTCAATGATTGATTGAACAAAGTAAATCGCACCAGTGACGGCATCTTCTGATAAAGATACCGATGGTGCGAAAATAGAGAGGTCATCGATGCTAAAAATCATTAGGAAATTTTGCTCAATAGAGGACAACTGGTGTCTTTGACTGGACAAAATGGACGATGATCGAGATCAGTTCTGAGTTGACCTTTACACCGGTTACAGACTGGATAACCTAGCGCTTTCAGATTGTTATAAGTAACTTCATTGGTTCCATTTGTCAGGGGAAGGTTTTTAGTTCCACCTGTCACAGTGGGTAAAGTTTCTTCGAGGGTTTCTTTGCTTGCCATAATTGTTAGAAAGATAAAGTTTATACCGCTACATCTAGGGTGCGTAATTCAGCTACTCGTAACTGCTGAGAGGCTTCCCCAGTACCTACGGGATCAACGTCAAGAGTTTTGTAGCCGAGCCACGCTAACCAAGTTGCGCGAATCCGACGATCAAATTGAGTGACATTATCAAAAGTGATTTGAAACGGCATCCCTACACCAACACCTAACGCACCGGCTCCAATTAAATAACCAGTACGGGTAGTTTTAGCACCTAAAGAACCGCCCAATGTTTCACTTTGAACACCGGGTTGACCAGCCGCTCCGACACCGACACTATTGCCAGTTTCAAAAATATGGAATTTTTCTACCAACCCTAAATACGAGTTAACCCTTCCAGTATCCCCAGGGGGAATATAGGATGGATTGAGAATATTTAGTAAAGCGTCAAGATCGCGAGTCGTATTTGCTTGCCAATCGTCATTATAACTCTCTTTTAATTGCAGAATTTGAGTCGAATTTAAGAATAGCAAATACGTCTGGTCGGGATACATCTGGAACTTGTTATCGTGGGCGTATTGATATAATCGCCGCAAGAATCCTTTGGTAAAAGTTCCATCATCTCCTGTTGCTGATAATCCAGTAGGAGAAGTAACAAGACTGCCTTTTTTGTTATACAAATGCAGTGACGTACTATCAAGCATCGTTTTGATCATGGTATTATCAAAACTTGCATAGTCGTTATACAGCGTCATCTGCATCCAATCAATCATTCCCATCGCACTAAAATATTCAGTGAAAGTTGGGATAGAAACAGGTCGGATTGCAGTAGAAGCACCTACTTTACCGCGCCCATATTCAAAGATTTCTGCCGATACGCT